GTTAACAGCAGTATTGCACGTATTGAAAGCCAGCTGGAATTCTTAAAGCCATATAAAGACAATGTTGTATTCTTTGTCAGTCAAACAGGCAGTTTAACCAAGGACGGACAAATTGGCAAGTTCAACGTTAAAAACAATAAGAAAGTCAGCGAACAGTTACACGAAGCAGGCTACTTGTTCAAAGAACACAATGCAGATTATTTCGACGAAAGCGACATTGAAAAGCGTATTGAAGCAGGTATCGATGCGCTAAACATTGCCCCACAATTAGGCAAGATGCAAACAGACTTGTTGACTGAAATGAGCGGCGACACAGACGAATATAAAAAGTTTGCAGACTTAGTTTACAGTAAACCTAATATATGGGAACGCTGGATGAGCAATGGTAGCAGAGATAGGGCAACTGCTATCAGCGTTAGCGGGCATTATCATTTTGCCACAAAAGAATATCGTGACGCAGTAGCCGTAATTGACGGCGCGGCATTTAATGCAGAACTTAAGAAACGAATTTATGCATTGTTAGATATGTACAGAACATTTGATAAGGAGTAATCATGTCAATATTAGATATGTTTTCTAAAAAAGAAGAGCCTAAAAAGGTAGAAGAAGTTAAAGAAGAAAAACCGTTAACTGAAGAAGAAAAGAAACACAAGGAACTTCTTGCTAAACGATTAGAAGAATTGCGTAAAAGAGATCCGTTTATATACAAATGAATATCTGGGGAATTAGTGCTAACAGCCACGATGCGGCAATCAGTGTCTGGCACGATAAAGAAATACAATTTGCCGCCCACAGCGAACGCTACAGTGGAATAAAAAACGACGGTAATCTATGCCCAGGCTTAATAGAAGAAGCATATACGCATGGAGCACCTGATTTAATTGTTTGGTATGAAAATCCGCTTAAAAAGACAGCACGTCAGTTTTATGCTGGCCAAGGCTTAAAGTGGAAAGAAAACAATATTAAACAGTATCTTGCTAACTACGGTTTAGAGCAAAAGATTGTTTATCAACAACACCATAAAAGTCATGCTGCCGCCGGCTATTATACCAGCGGATTTAAAGATGCCACAGTGGTTGTTATTGACGCTATCGGCGAATTTGAAACGCTAACAGTATGGCAAGGCGAAGGCAACGACTTAAAGCAAGTATACAGCCAGGGTTATCCTGACAGCGTGGGACTTTGGTTCAGCGCAATGACACAGCGCATTGGCTTAAAACCCAATGAAGAAGAATATATTTTAATGGGCATGGCCGCTTATGGCGATCCAGAAAAATATAAGCAGGACATTTACAATGATTTCTTTAAGTCAATTAAAGGTCCTGAAATTAAATTCAAGCATAATTTACATCGTGGTTGCTCTTGGTGGCGTAACGATTTATTAACGGATCAGGATTATTTTGACATTGCAGCCGCAACACAAAGAATATATGAAGAATTATTACTGGGTATAAGTGCTTGGGCCCGTACATATATGCCCAGTAAGAATTTAGTACTCATGGGCGGATGTGCTCTTAATTGTGTGGCTAACAGTAATATTACAGGCGCTTGGGAAAATGTTTGGATTATGCCTAACCCAGGAGATGCCGGTAGCAGTATTGGTTCAGTTGCCGCTTGGATAGGTGAACAAGTTACTTGGCCTGGCGCATATCTTGGCACTAACATGGGAAAGGAATATCCAGTAGATGAAACTATTAGCGTACTTAAAAAGGACAAGATTGTGGGCGTGGCTACAGGTAGAGCTGAGTTCGGCCCCAGAGCTCTTGGCCACCGCAGTTTATTGGCAGACCCCCGAGGTCCTGAAATCAAAGACACAGTCAACGCAATCAAACGTAGACAAAAGTTCAGACCCTTTGCACCCGCAATCCTAGAAGAATATGTACACGAATATTTTGAAATGCCCCAGGGTATAACAGCCAGCCCATTTATGCAGTTTGTTGCTAAGTGTAAGAAACCAGACGAGTTTCCTGCTATTATTCATGCGGATGGAACAAGTCGTGTACAAACAGTTAGTAAAAATGATAGCCTGGGTTTCCGTAAATTGTTAGAAGAATGGCACAAAGAAACTGGTTGCCCAATATTACTAAACACTAGTTTGAATATCAAAGGACAGCCAATGGTTAACGATCTGCGTGACGCAGTGGCATTTACCCAGCGTTACAACGTGCCAGTGTTGAGCTAATGAATTAAATACTAGTGTAATGCTAGACGTATTTTTTCTTAGTTATAACGAACCTTACGCAGACGCAAACTATCAAAGGTTATTAGAATTTGCCCCGTTAGCTCGTAGAGTTAATGGGGTTAAAGGTTTTTATGAAGCACACAGAAGATGTGCTGAATTAAGCATGACATATAACTTTTACGTAGTTGACTCTGACGCATGGATAGTTGATGATTTCAACTTTAATTTCAGACCCAGTACTGCTCCGGGTTATTACAAACCCGAAAGCGATTTCCTTTATGTATGGAGCAGTCACAATCCCATTAATGGCCTAACCTACGGCTATGGCGGCGTAAAACTATTTCCTAAAATGGCTTTACTTAATAAAAAGATTACCAGTATCGACTTTACAACGGGTGTTGGGCTCGAAACCAGAATCATGGAACAAGTAAGCAATGTTACAAAATTTAATTACAATGAATTTTATACATGGCGTGCGGCATTTCGTGAAGTGGTTAAATTAAGTAGCGGAGTTATTTTAGACACGCTAAGAGAACGATTTACGCCCGAGCAAATAGAAACAATTAAAGCAGAAGGTGAACAGCGCATCCAAGCATGGCTTACTCAAGGCGAAGATCAGCCTTTTGGTACGTGGGCAATATTAGGTGCAGAACAAGCGATTGCCTTTAGCAAGAAATATAACAACGATCACAGAGCGTTGTCATATATCAATGATATAGAATGGTTAAAAAATGAGTTTACTAGACAATATACTTAATCAGGTTCAGACAAGATCCGAAGAAATAGAATTGGGCAGAATACCTGTTGTATTTTTAAGCTTTGATGAGCCTAATGCTGATGCACATTATTCGCATCTATATAATAATCATCCGCGCAAGGATTTAATCAAGCGTGTGCATGGTGTCAAAGGCTTTGATGCCGCGCACAAGGCCTGTGCAGATGTAGCAGGAACAGAACGATTCTTTACTGTGGATGCAGACTGTTTAGTAGACAAAGCATTATGGTCCAAAGCAATGGTACTAACACCAGATATTAAACATGCTACATTCAGCTGGAGCAGTCGCAATCTAGTAAACGGACTGGTCTATGGCAATGGCGGCATTAAACTTTGGTACGCACCCTATGTTAAGAATATGCAAACACACGAAGCCGCAGATCCAAAAAACGGCAGGGACAACGTTGACTTCTGTTGGGACTTTGAAAACTATAAACAAATGAACAACACCTACGGCACTGTACATAATAATGCCAGCCCGTTTCAAGCATTCCGTGCAGGCTTCCGTGAAGGTATTAAGATGTGCTTGGATCGTGGCGATAAGATTGATCCAAAAGATTTTAAAACAAGATTTTATCCTGCTAACTACAGCAGATTGTTAACTTGGATGACCGTGGGCCGTGACATTGAAAATGGTATTTGGTGTATGTACGGTGCAAGATTAGCCACAGTTATGTTATACTTAGATCCTAAGTTTGACCATACTGCAATCAAAGATTACGAATGGTTTGCAAAGTTCTGGGATAAAGTATGGGAAGATACTAAAAAAGGCGACTTGATAGAAGATAGATGTTCGGGATTATTGGGTAGACTAACAGTTGAAATAGGATTACCTATAGCAGAGTTAACGCAAGAGCAAAGCATATTAGTTAAACAAATTAGTATCAGTCCTTTAAAGAACAACGACTGGGGCACGTTACTAAATGCTAGTAGTTTGCCATTGTTTGGATTTAGTATGCCTAAATGGAATTAATATGATACCTATATACTTTTTATATAAAGACGAGGAAAATGCAGAAGATAACTGGGCCCGGTTAAAGGGCATTGCCAGTTATGCAACTCCCTTTAAAAGTGTAGGTACTATATTTGAAAGTCACAAGGCTATTGCAGATAGTTGCACAGAAGATAGGTTTTATGTAGTAGACGGCGACTGCTGGATATTAGATAACTTTAAGTTTGATAGGGAAATAGATTTGCCGCAGAAAAGTGTAGCAGTATACCGAGCAAAAAATCCTGTCAACGGCTTGGTTTATGGCCACGGCGGGATTAAGTTATTCAGCAAGGATTGCTTTGGTGCAGAACGTTTAGACAAGCCAGACATGACAACTACGTTGGCAGATGCATATATTAAAGTAAATGTCCTGGCCAGCGAGCATCGTTTTAACTATAGCCCGTATAGTACATGGCGTACAGCATTTAGGGAAACTGTTAAACTAAGCAGTGGCATTAATAAAAATAACAATGACCAAGAAAGCCTAGATAGATTAACGATGTGGCAACAAGCTGGACTAGAATCCGTGTATGGTTACTTTAGCGTAATGGGCGCGAGACAGGGCGTTATATATGCTAAGAAGCACAAAAATAATTTAGACAAAGTCAATGAGTTTGGATGGTTAGAAGAACAGTTTACAAAATGGATAGGATTATAAAATGGAAAGCAAAATAGAAGATACATTTAGTTGGTTATTTGGTCTGCGTAGTTATTATATGTTTGTCAATGATGCAGACAAGCTAAGAATTATTCGCAACTTGATTGCATTGAAGTACGGCAAGCCCGAAGACATGCATCATATTATTAAACGTGTATGTTTAGAAGATGTTGAATACTTTACAGCAGAACATCAAGTAGCTACTCGCGCCGCACGTTACGACATGTACTTTGACTTTTTAAGCAAAGACAATGCAATGTGGAGTGTGGATCGTGTGGTTAATTTTATGGCATTAATGTTCAGTGACGACAAGATGTTGCGTAGCCTAATTTAGATGCCAGTGTCCGCGATGCATTTAGTAAAGGACAAGTTACCAGCAAAGTTTGGCTAACAGAGACGCTACAAAAACTAATTAATCCCAACAATAAACTAGAGAATGTATTAATCATTGGCGGATGGTATGGCCACATCACTAAGTACTTTAAAGATAGAATCGACTATGGAATGTTTTATAATATAGACCCGCATGAATTCAACGGTTACATTGGTAAGGAATTCTTTAATAACAATTCCGACAAATATGTTCCTGTTGGATTAACAACGGAACAAGTTGAATTCCAAGAAGGCCAGGGTTATAGAATGCCCCTAGGCACGTTTAATGTCGGCGATAATTTTAAATTTAACATAACTGATTATAGAACCGTTATGCCTGATTTGATTATTA